GAACAGTCATTCACACCACACCGGAACGTTTCAGCTTCGGGACTTTCAGTCTCGGTGGATGTTTCCGTGTCTGTCTGTGTTTCGTTCTGTGAAACGGCTTCGATTCCGGGATAGTTTGCTTTGAGCCGTTCAAACGCCTCTTCGGACACGGTGAATTCATCTTCAACGTTGATTTCCTCTCCCGTTTCCGGGTCTTCGATAATCCCGAAGCCACGGGTACACTTCCCCTTCATTGATTCGTACTCCCAACATACCGCCGGGTGTTGGTGTTTCTCGCAAGCGTCCCGGTCGGATCTCTCTTATCCACCTGATTGCGGAGTTCGGTAATGCTCATACCCCCACCTTCGTATGAAACGCTCACCGTCTCCCGAGACGTGGAACTAACGGCCTTGTCCGATAGGGTTCGGATCTTCAACGCGGCATAGTATTTCTCTAACTGCCGCTTTCGTTCCGTGTCCCACTCGGAATAATCCGCAATCGCTTGGGACGCTTCAAACGCGGCGTCATCAATGTACGAGTTGATATCCGCGTCGGTAAGACCACTGTTCGTATCGCTATTCGTCGGGTCGGCAACGGCTATGACGCCGCCGTTGCCGTCAAGCCGAACGTCATCCGCCGTTGCCGTAGCCATTTAGTTAGGCTCCAGAGGCTCCGCCCTGAAGGAACACAGCCGCTTCCGAATCCGTGACTGCGAACCCGTTGTGAGCGAATAGCTGATAGATAGTCTGCTGGTTGCTATCCTCACGGTAGGTTTCCACCGTCATCGGCTCCCACTCTGCGAGGTAGCCGTACTTCGAGGTGTCAACCATAATCGCTTCATCATCCGCAAGGTCGCCGGTGTTGGTACTCAGAACCGGCACGTTGTAGATAGTCCCGAGATAATCCGGCCCCATATCCGTAACCAGAGAGTCCCCACCTTCCGTCGCTCGGTTGAAGGAATCATCAAGGCTCAGGTCACGCATTCCGTCCGGGCCGACGAACAGAACCATTTCGTCGGGGTTGTACTCGTCGGCAAAGAGAACCTCATACGCTTCAACCACAGCCTCAAAGTCAAGGTCTTCCCCGTCGTTGCCAACAGTAGTCGCGTTGTTGTTGGCGTCAAGGAGGTTGAACGCCCGAGAGTCAATGTTCGCCATCTGCGCACGGGCCATTTCAGCCTGCGATTCGGCTTCCACGTCAACCCGACCGAAGCGCACGGCTTCGTCGGTAATCGCTACCTCAAACCCGAACTTCTGCCGGACGGCCGCAACCTCACTGTAGTTGAGTTCCGACCGGGGGAAGTCACTCCCTTCATCAAGCTCCACAACGTGCCCTTCAAGGTCATCATCCGGGACGGGGAACTTGAGTTCTTCCGCGTCGTTATCGCTCGCGTCATAGTCGCGGAATGCGTTTCGGAACTGGTAGGTAGGCTCAGTTCGCTCCTGCACTTCTCGAAGGATAGTCTCGGGTTGAACCGGAACGTCTCGTTGTTCAATAGGCATATATTATCGAACCTCCACAACCGCCGCATTGCTTCCAAGCCCGGCACCGTGGGAAAGCCCCTGCATATTACCCGCGTCCGTAAGGGCAATCACGTCACCACTTCCAGCCGCAAGCTGTCCGTCCGTGGTAGACGCCGCAAGGGTATCCCCTGCCGCAACCGCACCGGCAACGTTCGCAACAATACGCCCCTCAACGTGGATCGAAACAAGATCCCCGTCCGAAGCATCATCCGCCGCAATCCCAACAATATCCGTGTTGGTATCGCCGGAGTTTGCGGGCTGTGCCTCACCGGACGCAATCGTTACTGCGTCCCCCGCGCTCAGAGCCTCAGCCGCTTCATACGTGATTGTTCCCGCGTCGGAACCATACGCCGGGTCACCAAGTTCTGCGTTTGCAGAAGGTTCAGCCATTAGTCAAGCACCTCCGTAGCGGTGTCCCAATCAGAGACACCAAGCGCGTCTTTGATATCGCTCTTCAGAGCCTCATTCCCGAACGTCTGATAGTCGGCATACAAGGCTTCGGCCTTCTCGGTATCAGCATCGTCCGAAAGGGCTTCCGTCTTGTCTGCGTCGGGGGTTCGGCTCTCCGGGGACTGCACAAGCGCTTCAGCCTGCAAGTCCCCATCATCATCACGGAACTCGTCTACCAGCGCACTGAAAGACAGTGCCTCAATAGTAGACTCTTTGAGTTCCGCCCGCTCACTCAGAGCGTCCGTGAGAACGCCCCGCATTGCTTCATACGTGTCCTGTTCGACAACCGTCGGCTGCTCTGCGGCCGCGAACTCCTGAAGCGCCTCAGCAGGTGCATCAAGAGATTCGGCGGCTTCGAGAACAGCCACTTCGGATTCACTAATGTTGTCCATAGTTATTTTTCGGTCGGAGTTCGCAACCACAGAACTCGGGGCCATACTTTCGTTTTGCCCGTCATCGCTCTGGATCATATCCATCAGGTCCGAGTGCGTCGGACCCGGCATAAACACGGTGTCCGACCCCTCACCGTGTGTGTGGATTTCCTCAAAGCCCATATCCTGAGCTTTGCTCATTGCACTCCCCGGATTGTCAAAGATGAACTCGTCGGGTACGTCTTGCATACTCTCGTCTTCGTGTTTAGCAAGACTCTCCGCGTCGGGGAGTTCGTCAATCACCTCAAGGGTGTCGGTGTTGAGGGTGTGCCCGACTTGGGTTTCGGTCTCTGTCCACCCGTCTTCACCGGGCGTGTGTACCGTGATTAGTGCGGCCGGCGGGTTGATCGTTTGATCCCCGTCAATCTCGGAATCGAGCGGGTCGTCCCCTTCCGTTCGCACCTCTTCAACCATCCCATAGGCGTCACGCTCGCCCGAACTATTCCACTTAACAAGTGTTCCTTCGTCTACATCGGAAACATCAGCCATTGATTCAAACTCCCGGTCAAATTCCTCTGCTAAGAGGGTTCGCGCCATTTCTTCCGCACTATCATACGTGTCTTCGGGGATATCCGCTTGCGCACCTCTACCACCTCTCACTGCATCTAAGGCGTTCTCATTGAGGTTCTGATTACTCGGGTTCACTACCGGGAAGAAAAACAATTCATTCCACACGTCGGCTTCAGGATCACCCAAGAGCGTGTGGTCGGCTATCGCTTGTTTCTGCTCTCCCGATAGGTCATCTACCGTTTCGGCGTCAATCCCGGCGGCACTTGTTACGTCTGAGAGGTCTTTGCTTACCTCCGACCAATCCGCGCTTTCCGTCCCGTCATATGCGGGGGTTCGCGCTTCATCCAGTTGGAGTGCTTCAGCACTCATACTCTCGTATGGTTCTTGTTCATCCCGTTGTCGGCTCAACTCATTTGCCTTTGACTTGAACCAATCACCGTACCACCCCCACCGGGCAAGCCCCGCGTTCCCACAACTCTCCCATTCGTCTTCTCCCCACTCGGTCGGTGGGTCGGTTGTAGTGGCGTCTTCTGCGTGGGAGTTGAGGTACGCCGGAATCGGAGTTTTATCATCATCCCCACGGGTCAGAAAGTCGTTTACCTGAACGTCGTTGTCTGCTAACGCTTGGGCACGACTTGTCCCCGTTCCCGTGCCGCAACTGTCCGGGATTAGCCCGTCTTCATCCGCGTCAAGTGCCGCTTGTGCCGCGTTCTGAATCCGTTCGGGCACATCAACGCTATCCGATAGCCCCGGCTCTTGGAGTGATTCAATCGTTTTGTGAAGCGCCTCAGCCGTGGGTGCTTCACCGGGTTGGATGCTATTACTCGGTGCCGCCCCGTTTGCGACGAGTGCTAAATCCCTCCAATGATTGATTTCGGTAGCCTTGAACGGGGCTGGCCCGTCTTCCATTGCCTCAATTTCACGGGAGACAAGCGGGGACACCTCAAGCCTGCCGTTTTCAATCTTCTCGGCAAGCTCCGGGTCGTCTACCTCCGCTTCATAGAGAACCCCAACCCCATCCTTGTATCCGGCCCATACCACTTCCCCCGCAATCGCTTCAACCGGCGTCTGTGGCTTTGGGTTGTCTGCTGTGTGGTTCGTATCCGTCGCAAGTGGTTGTCCCTCTAACCCTTCGGCGGCTTCTTGTAGCGTCTCTCGCGGCCAATACGTGCGCTTGCCACTCCCGCCGATTGTGATATCCCCTTCACCAATCGCAATCCCGTGAACAAGTTGTGAGCCTTGCGTGGGTGTGTCACCGCTATCTACCGCTAACGCCGCATACCCACCGTTGATTTGTTCAAGTTGCATTAGACCACCGTGAGGATATTCTCGGAGAGTTCCGCAAAGTCAATCCCGAGTGTGATATCCGTGTCCGTATTCTGTGCCTCTGCAACCAATAACACTGAATCGCCCGGTGCGATTGTGAACGCCGTTGCATCATCCACGCCCGCAATCGCGTTTGCCCCTTGGCCGCTTCCAATCGGACGCTCTGCAAACGGATTGGTGAGTGTGTACGATCCACCTTCTCGGACGGTGGCTATTGAGGTGCCGTTATCACTCCGGCGGTTCAACACCGATATCTCCGTGCCTTGCGTGTCAACGGTCGGGTTAAAGTCTACTTGCACCCGGAGTGCGTCATTCGCTCGAAAGTTCGGCGGGGCAACGAACAACACTTTCCCCGAATCGGACGGGTTTGACACGAATAGATATCGTTCAGCCCCGCTTGCAACCCCCGTGTATGCGTGTGCCGCGTTGTATTGCGTCCCACGGATTAGGGATAGGTCAATTGCCGCCCGAACTTCGCTTAGGCCTTTCTCACTTAAGTCTACCATTATGTTATCACACTCACTTCTGACGGCAACCGCTCGGATAGTGGGGTCGTGATTTGCCCCGGCCCGATTTGTACGTCTATGTTACACCGTCCGTTCGGATGTGCCGGGGGTTTCAGCCGGTACACATCACCACGGAACTCTACCGTTGTGGTTGCCATTTCACTTGTCGTGAGTGGCGTGCCGTTCACCGCCCGACAGAAGGGACACGTATTCGGTTGCCCCATTGCCGCGTCCCACTCCCCGTGAGAGGTGACTACTTGCCCGTCAGCCGTTTCCGGTCGCTCTTGGTTGAGTTCTCTAACTCTATTGAGCGTTCCGCTTGAATAGGCGTTAATCACCTCTGAGCGGGCTATCATCGTACTCCTATGCTTCCCGATAGAGTCAACCCGATCCGTGAGTTTGCGGGCTATCTTCGTCGGGTTCTCCCCGTCTCGAAAGCCGGTTAAGAGTTCATCCCGAACGGCTTGAGTCACATCATCCCGAACGCTTACCAGATTTTCATACGTCCGGGCAAAGAGTGTCTGAAGCTCACTTCTATGAAACGGCCGACCAAGGAGTTCTTCCGCGCTTGTCGGTGCGAACCCTACCGCTTCGTCTTCTAACTGATTCGTGACGTTCCGAATCCCTGCCGCGTATGCACGTCGGAGGAACTGGTTTCTGTCTTCTCCAACCACTTCGAGAAAGTTGTTATCCAACTGATTCCGAAGCCACCGAAGAAAGCCTAAGACCGCCGTTCGGGTTGTGTCTACCTCAAAGATATCATTGGGTACGTCGTCAATGAGTGCTTCGTCTCTCAGCCCGAACAAGTCCCGCTTGATGATTGCCTCTCGGATTTGTGCGTTGATCCGGCCAAGCACACCCCTGAGTCGTTGCGCAAATTGGTCTTGGGCTGTTGTCGTAGGGGTTTCTCCACCCGGCCCGTCTCGGGTGTAGGGGCTTAGGGCTTCGGTGGAATTATGTGCGTAGCAAGTCATTGTAAGGTATGGCTCACAAAGGATGGCTGGAATCAATAGCCGACGCAGATAGCCGAGAAGCTGCCCGTAAGAAGTTCCACGAATGGTGTGAAATGAAAGAGTCGGTCCACGATGAAATCACGTTTGAATCACGTCAAAATGATGTTGCGTGGTTACACATTCAAGACAGCAAGAACACATACTTTGTGCGTGACTTGACAACAAAATATACTGGTAATCCGATTCGCGTGATAGACGTGCGCCCTGTTGATGAAAACACTATCGGGCTAAGGGTGTTATTGGCTAATCTCAAAGTGTCAGAAGAACCTTAGTCCGGCCCCCATCCGCGCCACTGCTCTGTGCCTAAGACGTAATCCTTGAGACTCGCGCACAGTTCGGCGTCTTTCAAGTCTCCCATACAACACGCCCCGCCACAGTCAAATTGGCCGTTCATATCGGCCCACGCTTTCAACGCAATCACACGGGCGGGCGTCTCTGACTCTCTCCAACTCGGCGGGTTTGTCCAATCTAAGGCTTCATAGTTCCCCGTTGCCGTTTGCACATCAATAAGGGCTTCAAGGTCGCTGATTGGTTCTTCAACGTCCGTCTCAAGATCTGTTTCGGATAGGTCGGACGCTTTGAAGTGTCCAAACCCACCGTCAACTAAGGCCACAGTGTACGCCGGAGAGTCTTCAGAGGCTTCGATAGTCTCCCCGTCGTCTTCCCAACTTGCTTCCCACACGCCGCTTACAACGCCGTCCCCGTCCGGCGTGGCTACAATGTCACCCTCTTCATACCGAGTCTGAAGAGACTCAACCCCCATAATGTCCTGCCACGCGGCTTCCGTTTCCTCCGTACTCATTTCTTCAACCACGTCTTCGGGATCGGCGTCTCGCACGGGGAAATCCAACACGTCAAGGAGTTCCTCAGACGAGACTAACGCGGTTGGTCCGGCTTGGGGTCCGGCGGCAACAGACAACGTATTCACGTAGCTGTTCATCCGGTCAATTTCCTCAGACTCAAGCGACTTAACCGGGTTATCAGATTTCTCGGGTTGGATCTTCAGTTCTAACCCTTCGGTGGGTAGCCCAAGCCGTTCGGCTACGGTTCTGAGTGCTTGTGTCCAACTCTTTTCCTGATATTGTCGCTCTTCGGAAACCGTTTGTTGATAGTCGTCTTTCTTGTCGCCCGTTACGTCCCGGTTGATATCCGCGTCAAAGTCGGTTGCGAGAACGCCCGGCACAGGTAGCGCACTCTGGATATCATCAATGTAGTGCGAGAGTGTGGGTTCAAGCTCTGGAACGTCCCCGTCGTGGCGTTCAAGGTCAATGCTTGCGTCGGAGGAAAGCACATCCCCCGGACCCATTGCGTTCAGTTCCGCTTCGGTATCTCCAATCGAATCATCATCCCACTCAATGATTTCAATGCCACCGTCGCCAAGATCCAGCACTTCCGGCGTGAATTGGGCTGTCCACACGCCGTATGCCTTTCTACTGATTGCTTCCGCTCTATCCCGCTTGATTTGCTTGTACTCAGAAATATCGTCGGCAACAGGCTCAATGATTGACGTGCCAAACACACCTTCGGCGGTTCCAATGTCCCCGCCGATATCTGCCTCTAAGCTCTGTTTGAGTACGTCGTTCTGACTCAGTGGGATTTCTTGGCCGTCGTATCCGTCCCGGCGAATGCCAAGAATAGATTCATCATCAAACTGGATGTATGCAGCCACTTCCCCACGCCGGGTTTCGGTATAATCATCTTCTCCGATATCGTCCGGTAGATCCTCTGGATTTGGCGGGAGCAGGATATTCGTATTGTTTTGAACTTGCGGGTAGACGGTCTCGGGTCTAATGAAGTAGAACCCCGTAATCTCACTCTCAGGGTCCGTCTTATCGGCTTTCAGGTATTCAACAAGCGTGGTGCCACGGACCCACTTCTGCCGCGTTGCCTCTTTCCCACCCGTGTAAAAGTCTTGATGACGCTCCCCGCCGATGACAAAGCATTGACTCAGAAAGCCATTCTCGGGTGTCTCTGACGGTGCGGGCGCGTCTATGTCTTCTTGCTCCCCCTCGAAATATTGCACCGTTTCATCCGGGCCTTCGACTCGGTAGCCCGGCTGCCACACGTCATTCACGAACTTCCGCATATTCGCCCGGACGATAGCGGTATTCTTGGCGGTTTCTGCGTATTCGTCTATTTCTTCCGGCGGGTCTATCTCGTCAATCCCACCACTAACGATCTCAACGCGGGCGTTCCGGGTGACAGTCTCGACAGTCTGTCTAAGCCCGTTCTGTAAGGCTTCCCACGCTTTTGATGTTCGACTCATAGATTAGCGCTCCTTGTGCATCGTTGCCCGTGCGTTTCGTCGGGTGACTGTCGTTGTGTTGTAACCGTCTCTCATATAGTTCGCTCCGGCAAGTGCATCCGAAAAGTCGTCGTGTCCACCCGGCGGGTGTGAAATCTTGGGGTAGACATTCTGTGTGAAATCAAATGCAAGTCCGGTTGTCTCTTGTTCAAGTTTGGTGTAATAATCAATATTTGCTGGAATTGTGAGTTTGCCCGCCTCAAGAT